CGTTGGCTATGGTGACCTCCGTGCCGACTTCGAGTTTGACGGAGACGAATTTGAGATTGAGGTGGGCTTCGATAATATGCTCTTCGAGAGATTGAGTGACCAAAACCCACAGCCCTCACAGAACCTAGGCCTAACGGAGTTGAATGTTGGGCAGTGTGTAACGAGAGAACTAGAGCCTTATATCGGTCAGCCTATTATCTTCTATGCAGCAGGGAACTTGAGGGTATCCTCTACTTACCATTGGTCGTACACTCCTATGGGTACAAGCCCTTCTGCTATTGAAAAGCGAGATATGTGGCTCATAGGAAATGTAAACAGCAGCACAGCGGCTTCAGTAACTCAGACCATCAACTTTGGTACAGAGGTTGACCCGTATTTGTTGCAGGGCTTTGGGCAGAGTCTATACAGCACCTATTGGAAGGACTACATCACTGACCTATACGATGTACAGCGTAGGTTGTTTAGCTTCAGGGCGCAGCTACCTGTAAGGGTAATGCTCGACCTGAAGACTAATGACAAGCTAACGATATTGGAGCGTAATTATATTATAAACTCTGTGACGATGAACCTGGCTACAGGTGAAGCACAGCTAGAACTACTCAACGATGTCTAGTGTATTGGGTTATCTTATAGAAGAGTTGAAGCGTACTGACAAGCGCAGTGCGGCTATCGACATTGCAAGGGGCAGGTATGAACTGCCTAGGACTTGGGGACAAATGAAGAAACACGTTAAGAACAGATGGCGGTAGAAAAGACATTTAAGGTAGAGGCGGATACCTCAGACATAGATAAAAAACTAGATGCCTTAGCGGACTCTATTGAGGGTGTTGGTGAAGCCGCCAAGGAAACCTCGAAGAATGTCGAAGAGGTTGCCGAGGCTGTAGAGGATAACACGAAGGCGGCAAAGGAAAACGCTGAGGCTAACAAGAGCAACTTAGCGGCACTCAAGAAATTGACTAAGGGGGTTACAGGTTTCGGCCTAGCCCTTAAAGCTACGGGTGTTAAGTTCTTAATTGACGGCTTGAACTTCCTGAAGGATGCTGCACTAAATACGCAGCCTGTTATAGATGCCCTTGAGAAGGTTTCTGTTGGGTTATCTCTAGCGTTCAATACGGTTTATGAGGCGGTCTCAAATAGCAACGTTAGCTTTGAGAAGACGGGTGCAGTTGTAGGAGGTATTGTAAGAGGTGCTCTTAACCTACTCGTGATAAACTTAGAGGCTATCAAGCTAGGTGTGCTTGTGGCACAGCGTGCTTGGGAGAAGAGCTTCTTCGGTAATAAAGACCCTGATAAGCTAGCCGCCCTAAATGCAGAGATAAAAGAAACGAAGGAGAAGATTGCAGAGACGGGCAGAGCGTTAGCAGAGAATGCTAAGGATGTAGCTAGTAACTTTGTTGATGCTGTAGGTGAGATAGCCAACGGGGTGAGTGAGATTACTCAGAACGCTGCTGATGCAATTCAGAACATTGACATAAAGAAGGTAACTGACCAAGCCGAGAGGATTGTAGCCTTGCGTAGAAAAGCTGAGGAGGCTGACTTGCGTATCAATCAGATACAGACAGAGTATGTTGCCCTCATCGAGGAGGCCGAGAGCCTCCAGAATGAGGAGAACCTCAGCCTAGATAGACGTGAGGAACTTATCAGAGAGGCCAACCGTCTACGGGTAGAGTCTTTAGAAAAGCAGAAGGCACAGCTACAGATTCAAGCGGAGGCACTACGCAAGCAGTTTGAACTCTCAGGGCTTGAGGAAGACCGCATAGCCTTTGAGGAGAAACTCAATGACGTTAAGCAGGTACAAGCAGATATAGACAGCAGCAACCTACAGCTAAACGAAGAGTTAAGAGACCTAGATCAAGAGCGATTCGATGCCGCTGTTGAGGCAGGCGAGCGAGCGATTGAACTCTCAGAGATAGAGGCAGAGGCTGCCTTAATTGCTGAAAGAAGGGAGTCTAAGAAACTAGAGATACAGAAGACCAACCTCGAAGAGATTAAGAACCTGCGCCTGGCTGCCCTTGAGGAGCAGATGGCGCAACTAGATATAGAGAGTGAACTTTATAAGCAGTTAGCAGACGAGAAGAAGGTCATCGAGGCGGAGTATCAGAATGAGGTACGGGAACTTAACGAGGAGACCTTTGAACTGAACAAGGAGAAGGAAGAAGAACTCAGAGATGCCAAGTTTGATATTGCCAACTCTGGCCTAGAGGCTGTCAGTGCATTAGCTGAGGCATTTGCAGGTGAAGATGAAGAGCGTGCTAAGAAGGCGTTTACAATACAGAAGAGGTTAAGCCAAGGCCAAGCATTAGTGAGTACCTACCAAGCAATTATAGGTGCTTTAAAAGCTGAGGGTGCAGACGGGTTACTACCCTTCCCTGTGAGAGTTGCAAACGCTGCCATTGCAGGGGCTACGGGTCTCGCTCAGGTAGCGAGTATTCAAGCTACTCAATTTGGCGGCAGCGGTGGCGGTGGTGTAGACACCCCGACAGCACCAAGCCAAACCCCTCAATTCAATATAGTAGGCACAAGTGGTATCAATCAGTTGGCACAAAGCGTATCGCAGGAACGCCCTGTGAAAGCGTATGTAGTAGCAGGGGATGTTACCACACAGCAAGAATTAGATAGAAAAAAAGTAAATACAGCTAGTTTCGGATGATGAATATAATTGAACTTATAATTGACGAGGAGGCCTTCATTACAGGTATACAGGCCATCTCTGTGGTTGAGCAACCTGCTATCGAGGAGGACTTCATAGCGTTAAAGGAAGAGAAGAAAGTAGAACTCAAGAGCATTGATGATGAGAAGCGCATCCTGATGGGTGCTGCTCTCATCCCTAATAAGCCTATCTATCGTAGAGATGGTGAGGAGGAGTATTACATCTACTTCAGCAAAGACACGGTCAGAAAGGCTAGTGAGTTATTCTTTATGAGTGGCAACCAAAGCAAGGCCACGCTAGAGCATCAGGTAGACATCGAAGGGTTAACGGCTGTTGAGTCGTGGATCATAGAAGGTGAGCAAGACAAGAGCCGTATGTATGGTATGGACTTGCCTGTGGGTACTTGGATGGTTTCAATGAAGGTCAACAATGACGAGATTTGGAATGATTGGGTAAAGACAGGAAAGGTCAAGGGCTTTAGCATTGAGGGCTACTTTATGGACAAGGTGAATATGAGTGCAGACTCGTTAGCCTCCCTTGAGAAGGAGGCAGACGAGGTCTACGCTGAGGAGAAGTTAAGTGCTATTAAGGCGGTCATTAAAAAGGACAAGAGATACAAGTCTGGCAAGAAGACAGAACTCGAAAGCTATAACGACTATCCCGAAGCGGTGCGAAACAACGCCAAGCGAGGGAGAGAGTTGAATGAGAAGCAGAACAACAAGTGTGCTACTGATGTGGGCAAGCAGAGAGCAGCCGATTTAGAAGCAGGCCGTAATGTCTCAGTTGAAACGATAAAAAGAATGTATAGCTACCTATCTCGTGCGGAGGAATACTACGATGAGGGAGACAAGGAAAGCTGTGGGTACATCTCCTACCTCCTATGGGGTGGTAAGGCTGCCAAGAGTTGGGCAGAGAGTAAGTTAAAGTCTTTAGACCAAATCTAAAAATGTAACGCAAAGCCAAGTATTTAATTAACCTATATAGATAACATAGTTATGAAGTCACAAGAGACCCTATCAAAAATTATGAGCATCTTGAACCTCTCAGAGGAGCAAGTAAAAGTCGCTGCTGCTCAAGCAACATTAGAAAACGGAACTGTCCTAGAAGCCGAGGCGTTTGAGCCAGGTAACGAGGTATTCATTGTATCAGAGGATGAGCGAGTAGCTGTTCCTGTTGGTGAGTACGAAATGGAAGACGGCAGAGTCTTAGTAGTTGCTGAGGAAGGTATCATTGCAGAGATTCGTGAAGGTGGTGAAGAAGAAGCACCTGCCGAAGCACCTGCCGAAGAGCCTGCAGCAGAAGAAGAGTTGGCTGAAGAGGAAATGAACTATGTCACTCGTGAGGAGTTGGCTGAGGTCGTTAACGAAATCAAGGCAATGGTAGAGCAGATGATGTCGGAGAAAGAAGAGGAAATGGCTGCTGAAGCTAAGGAGAAACTTAGCAAAGCAAAGCCTGCTCGTAAGCCGATGAAGCACAGCCCAGAGACTAAGGCAAAGCCTCAGGTTAACTTGGGTCAGTCTAAAAAAGGCGGTAGCACTTTGGATCGTGTAATGGCAAAAATTGCTGAGTAATGAGTTGGCGCAAGATAGAAAAGGTATGGGACGAGGTTCGTGCGGCTAAAGAGCCGAAACGAAACCTGTCTAAGCAACCTAAGGAGGGTCGTGAGGTTAAGCTAAACACCTCTGAACAACTACAAGACCTTTTATCTGTTGCTTTTGACAATGAAAGACAAGTTGAGTTTTACAGAGAGTTCCGCTCTTTTGTAGATGACTTCGTGGTTGGCTTCAAAAACCGATTGGTTCAGTTAGAGGATGCTGACTCTGTGTTTTGGGAAGGTCAAGGAGATGAATTGACAAGAAGACTCAAGAGCTTTAATGCTGCAAGAGAAAATCTTGGTATGGACTATGAAGACTTGATTGATTACAGCGGTAGCGATGTTAACGAGGCTATCCAAATTTTTTCAACCCTTTATGGTACAGCAGCAGAATTAGAGGATGCTATTGACGAGTTAAAAACACAGATTAAATAATGAAAAAGGGAGTACAAAAATTATGGGCTGATTTGGCTGCGGCTAAGAAGCCTGCCAAACTCAGCAAGCAAGGCAAGGAAGTTAAATTGTCTTTGGTGGATGATGCAGAGAGCGCATTCCGTGACGTAGAAGGTGCATACAGCACAACCTCTTACTTTGCCTATGAAGCTCTTGAGGAGTTGGAAGACAAAATGACTGACATTTATATGCAGGTTGATGACTACATCATCAACAGCGAGATGTCATACTTGCCAGAGGCAGCAGAAAGATTAGGAGACATTCTAAAGAAAATCGAAAGCAGTGCTGACGATCTTGGTTTAGACCCTTCTGACATTTATGGTGATTTTGAAGATGCTAAAGAGATGGTAGATAATGCAGATAGCGTTATTGATGACTTGAAACGTGAGTGGAACTCATCTCGCATCTCTCGTGCTTCAAACTTTGACCTACCTTTTTAATAAGTAAATAATCAATAATAAGATATAGAAATGGCTACAACTACTAGCATTACTACAACTTACGCAGGTGAATTTGCAGGGAAATACCTCTCTGCTGCCTTGCTAAGTGCTGATACTATCGAGGGTGGTGGTATCACGGTTAAACCAAATGTGAAATTCAAGGAAGTAATGAAGAAAGTATCTACGGATGCTATCGTCAAAGATGCTACTTGTGATTTCTCTGACACTTCAACGCTTACACTTACTGAGCGTATTCTTCAGCCTGAGGAGTTCCAAGTGAACCTTGAGCTTTGTAAGAAAGATTTCCGCAGCGATTGGGAAGCAATCCAAATGGGCTACAGCGCATTCGATAACTTGCCTCCTGCATTCTCTGACTTCTTGATTGGCCACGTTGCCTCTAAAGTAGCTGAGAAAATGGAGAACAACATCTGGCAAGGTGCTAACGCAACTGCAGGTGAGTTCGATGGCTTCGAAGTATTATGGGAAGCAGATTCTGACGTTGTAGACGTAACAGGTACAACCGTTACGGCTGCAAACGTAATCACTGAGATGGGTAAAGTAGTTGATGCTGTACCTACTACTATCTACGGAAAAGAGGACTTGTACCTATACGTTTCTTCTAACGTTGCTCGTGCTTACGTTCGTGCATTAGGTGGTTTCGGTGCTTCAGGTCTAGGTGCTAATGGTTTGAATGGCGAAGGAACTACTTGGTTCAATGGTCAGAACTTGGCATTTGACGGAGTGAAGATTTTTGTTGCACCTGGTTTGTCTGACAATACTATGGCTGCTGCTCAGAAATCTAACTTGTTCTTCGGTACAGGTTTATTGTCTGACACTAACGAAGTTAAGTTGTTAGATATGGCTGACTTAGATGGTTCTCAGAACGTTCGTGTTGTAATGCGTTTCACTGCAGGTATCCAATATGGTATCGGTTCTGAGATTGTTCTTTACAACTAAGAAGTAGTTAATTGACTAATTTAAAGGGCAGGTGGGCTACAGCCTGTCTGCCCTTTTTTAATAAAAATATATTATGGCGTGTGTAATTACAGCAGGGCGTGCAGTCCCTTGTAAAGACGTAGTCGGAGGAATCAAAGCGATTTACTTTGCGAACTACGGAGACATCGGTACGGCTACATTGTCTTCCGATGAGATTACTGACTTAAGTAGCAGCTTTACGGCTTACAAGTATGATGTAAAAGGCAACTCTTCTTTAGAGCAGGCTATCACATCTTCTCGTGAGAACGGAACAACCTTCTTTGAGCAGACTCTAAATGTTACCTTGACTAAGTTGAGCAAGGAAGATCACAAAGAGATTAAACTATTGGCTTATGGCCGTCCTCACGTCTTCGTACAAGACTATAACGATAACTGCTTTGCAGTAGGTCTTGAGCACGGAGCAGATGTAACGGGTGGTACTATCGTAACGGGTGCGGCAATGGGAGACCTTTCAGGGTACACATTGACGTTCACCGCACAGGAGGTATTACCTGCAAACTTCTTAGCAGGAGCGACAGCAGCAGACCCATTCGATGGTCTTGCTACTTCAACGGTTACAATTACCGAAGGAACTAACTCGTAATTGATAAATAAGTGTATATTTGTGCTCTAGGGCATAGCACTCTGG